CTCTGCCCCTGACAACGTTTGCTGTGTTCTATACTCTAGATCATAGTTTGAGAAAAAGTGGGCCTCATAAGATCTTCCTGCTACTATGCCACCATTAGCTGGCAAAAACAAATTATTTGAGTAATATGGAATTTCATATTCAAAGTAGCTATCAAAGGCTGAATTACCACGTTCTCCTCCAACTATAGACAACCTTCTTGAACTAACAGTAGATGGTACAATACTCGGTATCTCTATACCGGGCCTACGTAATCTGACCACTACAGTATCATTCAGTGACATAGCACCATCAACTCGTGTTAGTCTGTACTTATGTCCTCCTTTATAGCCTATATAAGCTTTACTTATAAAATGGAATAGCGTATGATTCGTCGTTGATGGTGATGCCAACATATTAACCCTAGTAGGTAAGCCGAAGCTACCACCGTTAAGGTTAGTTGTAAGTAGCAACCCAGCTGTCTCAAATCTCTTGAGCACTGTCCGAAAACTGAAAGGTATCTCTCCAAAGTAAAGAGTTCCATTGTTATCGTCCGAAGCTGTATCCTCATTAAGATCATAAGGCGTTGCATCATCCCCTTCAGCAGTTACCGTTAATACATCCTTATACTTATCAACTAGCCCGTTATAAATAATGTTATCACTGCGCATGTATACGTTAATCTCAATAGGGATCGTTGAATCAGGAGAAACAAGCCTATTGATAACAAATGCCTTAATCCGACCATTATACTGGACGTTACCATCACCAAGATATCTCCAATCAAACTGATTGGCCCAATTTACCCTAACCTCTATATTGTCGGTCTCTTGTAAATCAACTATAATCATTTTCTCCAGACTGATTGAATCTTGGGTCGTGGCTGCGGGGTTTGGATCAAATAGTATACCTATTTTCCCACGGTGAAACTTAGTTTTGACTATCTCAATTCTATAGATAATCGTTCCTCTCCAGTAAGAAAAAGGAGAGCTACTAAACCATAAATTAGTCGGTTGAGCATAAGTCTTTGGTCCTATAACCAAAGGTTGAGCATATTGTGGTGTCACTGGCAGGTCAAATATCACATCGAATAGCTTGGCCGAAACAAACACATCAACTTGATGAGCAAGACTTTCAATATTAGCAATATAGCCTATATTCATCTCATCCTCGGACACGCCTGAGAATGACGTGTCAATGGACACTTCTTGTAAAGGATCTAAGGTTATCTTCTTTCCAAAAGTCGATCCCACTCCATGAGATGCACTAGTTTCTCTGCCAAAAATTATCTTCATAGGTTCTCGCTCAGATATGGGTCTTGAGAATCCCATTAAAGCGGAAAGATTCCCAACCTCTTCAGCTACAGCACTAGATGCCATTGCATATGGTCCTATAACTGGGACATCTTTCATTTGATACATTTTGTGTGCTAAAGCCGATGACATCTTCTCCACTGGTCCCACCTTACGCTCATCTCCCTCTGCATTAGCAACGACCATTTGAGTGGCAGTGGCACTACCGAGTTCAACATCCTCTAACCATGCATATACATTACATGCAACATCTCCAGCGGTGTCTGAAACAGCTCTTATATTGTTTATATTACGCATATGCACATCGAGTAAATCAGAAAAGTCATCGAATACATCACTAGACGCTACCGTTCCAGTATTATTAAACAATCGACCTATTGGTATATAATTGAAATAAGGAAATCTCATCTCAATGGGTTTATTCTCACCAACATCTATTATTACTTTTTGTTTTATGCACGTTAAAAAATAAGTTCCTAACTGACCTGTTAAATCTATAGTATCCCAAGCCGTAATTGTTGGTACTTGCGAGGGTATAGGAACGGGTGCTACTACAACCTTACCTTGGTGAAAAGGGGTGCCGGAAAATGTCACTCTTAAACACATCGTTGCCCTGAGAAAACCAAAATTCCGCAACTTGGCCCTAATAGCCGGACTTGCAAGGTATGTCCGCCATGGCGCTAAAGTAACTCCAGAATATCTGGTGTTACTCCAAGTGCCCCCCGATAAAATCTCATCGCTCGAATATATAAGCACAGGGCGTCGCAGAAACTTGTGTAAGTCTACACTTGTATCCGGCGAGTTCGAGTACCTAAATTTTGAAACACTCACACTGTCCTCGATCTTTCCTTCATCCTCTAAGTTTTCTCTATCTACTAGGGTGTCCAAGTTGTTGGTCGCCCC